TTTTTTTTTTTTTTTTTTTTTTTTTTTGCTTTGTCAACTAACTTTTTATACTCAACCATAGCGGCCAAGAATTCTTTGTTATTGACATAATGTTCTGATTTCTTTTTTGTTTGTGCCATAATATCCTCACTATATAATATTTTAACGAAATTGTCAATGGTCAATCCACGGTTGACAATATTTTTTATTTGCGTATAATAACGGTGTCCGTTTTCACCAGAGTATCCTTAATGTAACGTAGGTTCCTCTTCATCATCATCTAGTTCTCTAAAGATTTCATTCATCTTTTTATTTTCATCAGCCGTAAACTCTTTTCTATGATAATTCTCATCTCTTTTAGGTTTGTCTAGTCCATCATAGTTTTTAACTATTTCAGCATAACTGTTAGACATTTCAAGAGAGGCATTGGTGATTGTCATAATTTTATCTTTAGGTATAGTAACCACCTTATCACTAGTATAATTAGTCCAACGAATCATAGCAATGTAATCTCTAAACCCCATCGGAGTCATTTGAGGAACATACTTGATTTGTAAAGGTTTATCTAATCTAATTAGAGGACCATTATCTGGTAACTGTTTGTCACCAGTAGGTAGAACGGTAACAATGTCGTCACCGTTAATTAACTTAATTATTTTAACTGTCTGATTCATTGTTTAACTCTATATTGTGTATTTCATAATCAAAGTCTTCTTCACTATAGATATTTATCCTTTCTCTAAAATGTGCTAAAGTATAATTCTCTTTACCATTATAAGTTAGATCATCAGCTATATCATATAATGTCGCATGTCCATTATTATCTTTTAATCTTAAACCACGACCAATTGATTGTAAGTTTCTTATCCTAGATTTAGAAGGACTAGCAAAAATAATGTTATGCAAGTTCCGTATATTAATGCCTGTACTGAAAGTCCCATATGACGCAACAATAATAGCGCTGTCAGCTTTCTCTGTAATTTCTCTAATCTTTTCTCTTTCATCTGCGTCAATTCCTCCGTGAACATAAAATACCTTCTTATCTGTTGCTTTGTTTTTTATCATTTCGTATAAGTCTTTACCATGTTTTTCAACGTACTGAAATAAACATAATGTATTACCTTGTAAACCAGCCGCCAAATTTTTTATAAACTTATTTCTTTTATCTGATTGTACTATATAATCCATTTCTTCTTGATAAGTAAAACCGTGTGCATGTTTACACTCTATAGAACCATGTTTTAATATCAATGAATATATTTTTAAATCTGCTAATTGTTTCTTTTCTTGTAATTCAGTTGTAGATACAACTTTATTTACAGCACCAAATAGTCCTTCTAATACAAGTTTATGTGTTTTACTACCGTCTAAAGTACCTGTCATACCTATTTTATATGGGCACTTATCTAACTTTGTCAATATCTTTGTCAATGAAACAGCTTTAAACAAATGAGCTTCGTCACCTATAATCATACCAACATCTTTAAACCATTTTTTAGGTAAATTATAGATAGATTGCCATGTAGATATAATCACAGGTTTAGTTGTTTCTTTACCATGACCTTGATATATTCTATGTACATTTTTCTCTGGTGACCAACCATAATCTTTGAAGTCTTTAAACAATTGTTCTACCAAAGATGTGGTTGGTACTATTATTAATATCTTTTTCTTTTGTTCTTTTAACCGAAGAATGTTAAACCTAACAAGAAGATAAGTAATAAGAGATTTTCCACTAGCTGTGGGTGAAAGTAACAAACACCTATTTTTTTTAGTTGCATAAACAAATGCCTCCTTTTGATAATCTCTGACCTTAAAGGGAATATTTAGTGCTTTGATAAACTTATCAACCTTACTATCATCTACCTTTGTGTCTTGTATTTTAGTTCCGTCAACAACTTGTACGTTATTGTCTTCACACCATTTTAATATATATGGATATAGACCAACATAAATCTGGCCTGTTTGATATGAGAACAATCTTATTTTTCCGTCCCATACACGATTTCTAAATTGAGGCATAAACTTAAAACCAGGAACTTCAAATGTAAAGAATTGACCTAGTTCTCTTCTTATATCATCATCTGCCTCTATCTTTAAATAGACATCATCTTTTTTGTCAACAATAATATATCTGGTGATGGTCATTTTAAAATCTAGATAGCACCGCTAGTAAATTTACGCCAATCAATTGCATTTTTTATTGTGAAAGTTCTATTAGTTATTTGTCTAATTGTTCTATCTAAAAAATCTACCGTTGTTTGTAAGTAATCTACTTTTTGTTTTGCCTTAATATATTCTTCATTTGATTGAATATATTGGTCTACATCTTGTCTTAACAATTTAAAGTTAAATGGTTTTTGTGCATATACTGAGGCGTCTGCTTTACCTGTATAATATTCCCAAAGTTCTCTTTTGGTATTATATAAATTGCCTTCAGCACGACTTAACATTAACTTAAATTTTGTTAAGTGTTTTAAATATTTGTTGTGTAATTGAGGTGTTTTAAGAGATTCTAAATCAAGTTCACTATCATTAATCTTTAAATCACTATCAGCTTGTTCTTGTAATTTTTCTAAATCCATAATATACATATCCTATCACAATTATGTGAAAATGTAAAGCTTTTAAGTAACAGTATTTGTTGTTACACTTGCATTTTTTGTAGCAAATTCAAAAATTTTATATTTAAACGTAACTGTTGCCGACAAGTAATTTACATCAT